ACTTAGAGCAGTTCATTTCGCATACTATAGTTTTCATCGGTCTATCCTTCCAATAGGATTGAAGTTGTTGATAAAGCCCGTCCTGCGGGGACAGAAGATACTGTTGTTGAAAGTGTTCCGTTAGATTGGACGTAGTAGTCAGAGCCTGTTGTTAGGCCAGATACTTTGTCACTAACCCCACCCTGCACAATCACTGCGCCTGTAGCGGTGTCTGCTATGGCTTGGTCTGTTATGCCTATGAAGTCTGTGTTGTTTGAAGACGCTCCAGTTACTATATGAGAAACACCATCTGAAACATCTTGGTCTTTTCCACCATAAACATATACTCCTTGCGAAGTAATATATTTTATATCATTGGAGTAGTCAGAAATTGGTACAGCATAATCTGTAACCAATGTAGAATCTGCGGGGTATGGGTTTGTAATTGTTACTGATGTAGATGTCATAGTACCTAAACGCACAGTGCCGTAGTTATTATTTCCAGTATCTCTATATGCGAATGCTATAGAACTTCCATCTGTAGCGATGCTTGTTGCGATGTTATAACCATCGCTACCTCCGTAATCTACTAATCTATTAGATCCGTATAATGTTACGCCGCTTACTCCTGCTGTGCCAAAAACACGAGCATATTTGTACAGCCCNGTACTCCAATAAACTACACCTCTATCTAACGAGTCGTTATAACCCGATATCTTCATTGAGTCTACAGAGCCAATTGATGTTCTACTACTTAAAGAAAAACTTGTGCCATATGAAGCGGGCAAAGAGGCTGACATCAAGTACCCAGTACCGCTATCTCTCATTCCAAAAACCACTTCTCCAAGAGATGAACTGGCGGCTAAAGATAAAGCACTTACATTTGCAGACCATAAAGTTTTTTCGCTTGATTGAGAGACAGTAGTGCCATTCCCGCATTGTTGATTTCTATAGAATGCGTAGTAGCTCGAAGCCTCTCTTCTGTAAATAAGAATGGCGTAATTTTCGGTTTCAGCCATAACTAAAGTTGGTTCATAACCTCTTAGACTGCCGGTAAAGTTTTGCGCTGTCCCAAAAGTTAAGGTAGTTCCAGATAGGCTTGCTTTTCTTATTCTTCCGGCAGTTGAACTTGTCCAAGCAAAAATAGCTACAGAATCGGTTGAGTTATATACAACGCTTACTGAATCTCCAACTGCTGCGCTTTCTACCACTACTGGAGATGCAAACGTTATAGTAGTGCCTGATATAGTTCCTACTACGGCTGTTGGGTAACTACTGTTGTTACCATCAGCATAAAAAATAATAATTTTGTCATTCCCAACGTCTGCAATGCTATTATAATAGGCATTGTTTGTGGTATATGTTTGTTTAGCACCCAAACTTTCTGGGTTAGCTGTAGCAGAAATAGCCTCCACCGTCCCATCCGAGTTAAGCGCAACAGTAACCCCAGACCCTAACGTGCCACTAGCCACGAACTCTGCTGACTTTGCTCCTGCTCCGGCAGGTAGTAACTCGCTCAAATTGCTCATGTTGTGTAATCCAAGTTAATGCTAGTGGAGGACAGGGCTTTGCCTGCTAGTACGTCTGAGGCTGTTGTAGATAGGCTTCCGTCGNNTTGGACGTAGTATGTAGCGTTAGGCGTTAATCCTGTGACGTTGGTAGATATGCCGCCCTTGATTGTCACCGAGCCAGATGCAGTGTCCGAGATGGCAGCGTCTGTTATGCCTATGAAGGAGGTGTTGTTTGTTGAAGTTGATGCGTTTTGAAAAACTACAGATGTGCCAGAGCCTGCATTTCCTAAATCAGAATAAGCTATAACTATTTTATTTGAAACAGAGTCAAAAGTTGTGGAAATGTTTGCAGATTGTGCGGTTTCAAAAACTATAGGGCTTCCAAATGAAATACTTGTTCCAGATACGCTGCCTACAATACCAGTGCCATAACTAGAGTTTCCGTTGTCTGAATAAGATATAAATAGCTTATTAGCGTTATAATCAAATGAGCAAGATATATAAAGACTTTCTGCCGCTTCAAAAACTACAGGACTTCCAAAACTAATGGTAGTTCCGCTTATTGTGCCTACTACAGCTGTGCCATAACCTAAATTACCAAAATCTGTATAAGCTACAATTACTTTATTATTAATGGAATCAAAAGTTGATGCAATAAAATCAGACTCTGCTGATTCAAAAACCGATGCACTTCCAAAAGATATGCTTGTTCCTGAAACAGTTCCTATTATTCCAGTGCCATATCTTGCGTTTCCAACATCTTGATACATTATTGCTATTTTGTTTAAAGTTGAATCAAAAACTAAAGTTGTTGTGTCAGTAGAAGCAGATTCAAATACCACAGCAGAACCAAAACTTATAGCTGTGCCAGATACAGTTCCTACAATAGCAGTGCCGTAATTTGAATTGCCTTTATCCACATAAGATATGACTACTTTGTTTGAATTTGAGTCGAAAGTTATTGCATTAGCCTCTATAGATGCGTTTTCAAATATTGAGGCAGTTCCAAAAGATATAGTTGTTCCGCTTACTGTTCCTACAATAGCTGTTCCGTAATTTAAGTTACCTTTATCAACGTAACATATGACTAATTTATTTGAATTTGAGTCAAATGCTATTTTAGGGCTGTCGGCGTAAGCGCTTTCAAAAATTACAGGAGTACCAAAGCTAATACTTGTACCAGAAACAGTTCCTACTACCGCTTTACCGTAGTTGCTATTAAGATTATCGTAATATGCTATAACTACTTTATTAGAACTAGAGTCAAATGCGGAAGATACTCCATAATTTCCTGCGCTTCCAAAAAGTGTGGAAGAACCAAGGCTTTGACTAACAGGAGTTTCAGTAACAGCCTCCACCGTCCCATCAGTCTTAAGCGCAACAGTAACCCCACTACTCAACGTCCCAGACGCTACGAAGCTAACCTGCTTGCCACCCGCACCCGCAGGCAATAAATCTGTCAGATTACTCATGTCAAATCCATCATGTTAATCGTGGTTGCGGAAATTGCTTGGCCTACCTTAACGCTTGAGGCTGTGGTAGATAACGAGCCGTCATTCTGAACGTAGTAGTCAGAGCCTATGGTCAATCCTGTCTGCGCTTCGTTAATCCCACCGTATACGTTGACCGCGCCTGTGGCTGTGTCAGAGATTGCTCCGGCTGTTATGCCTATGAAGTCGGCGACGTTTGATGTTTCATTTTGAAAGACGTTTGATACTCCGTTACTATTTGGGCCTACATAAGAAATCACTACTTTATTTGAATTAGAATCAAAAACAGGCGATATATCCGAGAAGTAAGAAGGATTACTAAATGCTGATTTAGACCCAAAAGATATAGATGTTCCGCTTACTGTGCAAGGCAAAGCATAAGTGGCGGTTGGTGTTGTAGTTACCTCAGTGTAAGCGATTACTACTTTATTGCTATTTGAATCAAAGGTAGCTCCAATAGACCAATAAGAAGACTTGCTTTCAAAAACTGTCGGAGTGCCAAACGAAATTGAAGTTCCTGAAACAGTGCCTACAACGGCTGTTCCGTAATAAGAAGGTATCCGAGCAAAGGCTATAAATACTTTGCTGTTTGTAGAATCATAAGTGGCGCTAACAGAATAAGTGTTACCTGAGCTGTAAAAAACAGTTTCGCTACCAAAGCTGATAGAAGTACCGCTTACAGTCCCTACTACTGCTGTGCCGTAACCGTTATTGCCAATATCAGGATAAGCTATGACTACTTTCTGTGCATTAGTGTCATAGGTTGCACTAAGAACATAAGTCCCTCCTGCGTTAAAAACCGTTGCACCGCCAAAAGATATAGATGTTCCTGAGACAGTGCCTACCTTGGCTGTTCCGTAAGAAGAGTTTCCTGCATCTGAATAAGCTACAACCACTTTTCCATTTGTCGAATCAAAAGTCACCGATGGTGTCTCACTCATATTGAATGAAAAATTTGCAAAAGAGCCAAAAGATATAGATGTTCCTGAAACAGTCCCAACAAAAGCCCTGCCATAACTTATAAGGTCATATTTGAAAGCTATAACCACTTTATTTGCAGTTGAATCAAAAGTGGATGAAGTTCGTGAAATAGTATAACTAGCGAAGACTACTGGAGTCCCAAAAGATATAGAATTACCACTAACAGTTCCTACAACTGAAGTTCCGTAAGATGAGTTTGCAGTATCTTGGTAGGACACTACTACTTTATTTGAATTTGAGTCAAAAGTAGCAGAAATATAATCTGTACTTGCGTTTTCAAAAGTAACAGTAGAGCCAAGTGATTGAGGAATAGCATCACTAGCAACCGCACTAACAGTACCATCAGCTTTAAGCGCAACAGTCTGTCCAGAACTCAAAGTCCCAGACGCAACAAAGTCNACAGCGTTTTGTCCACCGCCTGTCGGCAGNAGTTCCGACAAGTTACTCATTTATACGCTCCAACCAATAGCGCCATCTATATAGGTCATTGTGATTTCTGCGTAGTTCTTATCAAANATTAGATCAGTTGCAGAGGCTGCTATGTTAGAGCCATTTCTACCAACAGTAAACGTATTAGCTGCTGCGTCTCCTGTGCCGTCTTTAACTGTTACCGTGTCACCTGCGCTTGGTGTGGCAGGGAGAGTAATAGTAATACCAGAGGCTGTAGCGA